CCCCAACTAGAGCATTAAGCTCTAGCCCGCAGTCGACGTATTATAGTCGACCATCAAGGTCTGGATAGACCTCGATGCCCCTCGTGTTTATGTGAAACGCACGAGGACGTTCTTGACCCAAGTGGACCTCAGTCCACGGATCGGAGTTCTCCATGTAATCCTCATCAGCCGAAGCTTCCAAGAACCACTTAAGGAGGCCCCCCGGACCATCTACCTCGTAAGGTCGACGTTCCGGTTTGACGTAAGAATACTTCCTCGTCCATCGATGGAGACGCGTGTCGAAACTCGCGTCCCAGCGAATGGGGTTGAAAGTGGTCTTATACAAAGTCCCAGAAGGAACGGGGGTGTCAAGCTTCGCCGATAAAGGCTTAGCAACGACGAAATCCGTGAGGATTTCATCACAGACACCTGCTGTTTTCCATAAACCGGCCATAAAACACCGGTTTCGAAAATCAGACAGCTTTCCGATTTGGGCTGCATCCTGACGTGACCCCGGAGGGTCCATCCGAAGGCGGACGACGGACACGTCTGTACCGTCATAAAACTCCGCTCCACAAGACTCTCTGAACTTTCCGGTCCAGAAAGACTTGGATGTGTTCACTCGAAACCCAAAAGTCTCGAGTAGATTAACAACGTCAGCCACAGTGTCAACAGGAACGATGATGTCGTCCCCGTAGACACTAACGACATGACCCCAGAGATTGGGATCATAGGTCGTTCCGCTGCGAGCCATACCCATGAGGGCGATGATGGAAAACACCATCGTCTCAATAGGGAAGGTTAACGCAGAACCCATAGAAGCGAACTTAGCCAAGGAGATTTCTACATCCCCAACTAATGCCCACTCCGACCGCGCTGAGAGTACAAAGTCAGTGAGGTGGGGCCATCTATGAAAGAGGGCCGTCACCATTTCGACATGTACTCTATCAGAGGCTTCGCTCAGGTCGAGCGTAGCCAACTGACCAGTTTCAGACGCGGACCATGCCAAAGCACGGTTCCGCTCCTGATCGGAAAAACCGATCAGCCTCGATACAGTGGATTTCTTAACACCACTGTAGATTGAAGCTTTGAGAGCCTGCTGCGCATATTGCATCGCAGAAGGTTCAATAGCTATAATTCGAGGTGAAGACTGCGTCTTCGGTACGGCGACTACCCGAACGGGCAGTTCGTCGTTATGAGCCACGATGTTCACAGGCAACCACTCAGGAAGATTCCTGGTGTAACGCCAGCTAGGGAAAACCGACTCCAGCCGTTCAGGCCAGTATGGGAAATCCCAGCGTTCCGGATGGTCGAGGCGATCAGCCACGGCCCCCGGTCCATGTGAAGGTACAAGGTTATAGTTCGCCACATCTCTCTCGAGAGTGTCGAACAATGACCCGTACACCTTGTTGACCATTCCCTGGAACTCCTTCCAGGGCATGTCCTTGCTATTACGAAGGAAATGGTCGTCCAAGGCATCGTCAGTCTCGATAAAGTTATCGAGCGCGGAAGCCAGCTTTTCAGGGCTGACCGGTCGCTCAACTTTATGCGTCAGATAGCAAATCTGACGTACCGCCCAGATGCATGATGCATCAGGCGAGTCGAGAAGATGACCCTTGTCGTCGAACACTTGAGTTAGGAAACCCTGAAACAAAACAGGGAGCCCTGCCCGCTTAATAAAACGCGGGTTTGAACTCGGCCAATCACCATCTGCTAGGGCTCTTTCGAGATCCTTCGCTAGTGTTGGTAAGGTGATAGTAAGAAACGTATCACCCTCGTGTTCGTACCGACTCGTGAGGCTTTCAGCATCACGTGTGGTATCAATGTGGCACAGCGCACCCGCATCTGCGAGTACGGTGAGGTGGAGCTTTAATAGGCTTTTCATCTCTCCCCCTTTCAGGAGGGTTGCGATCCATCAAGCCCACTGATCCATGATGAACGGTAGACTAACCCCGACGGGCTGCAATAATCGCAAAGCCTCCAACACTGATCGAAATCAGTGCTGAGACGGCGACGACAGCAAGCACGACGAGTGCATCTACGTTCATCGTTCCCCGTTCGCAATCTTCGTAAGAAGTGCGTTGGTCGATGCGCCCAAGGCCGTTGTTTCGGCCGTATAGAGCGCGACCACATCCGTGACAGCGACTCCGATAGGGTAAGAAAGCCCAACGGAGACACTGTAGGGCAGCCTCGACTTGAGTCCCGTGATGGGATCCGTGACGATGATGCTCTTCTGCAAGGATGCTGTTGCGCGCCGGCGACCATTCTTGTCTACCTTTTGGGTGACAAACAGATCGACGGCGTCGGTAACATTCGAGTAGACGGACGTGTCCGCCCGCTGCTCGAGTTTGGGAAGGGAACTGGCCGTACCAGCAATGGTAACGGCCTGGGGATCGGTAAGCATGACGCTCCAGTTATTTGAATTGGGTGGTTGGTTGTGGTTAACGCCCGGCACTAGTTAGGCCGAGCGCTGCCATGATAAGCCACTGATTTGTGTTCAGATTAGCTGTAGTCATGGGCTTGAACCCGTAAGGATTGGCCCTCATCCGGCGTTTGCCGGATGTAGTCCAGCGTCTTGCGACGCTGGTAGGACCTGCGTAGTTAGGACCCGAGATGCCCGTGATTAACGTTCCACGGACAATCTCTCGGTGCTCCATAGCATACGCATAGTTACTCACTATCCGATTGTCGGATGCCACTTCGTTAGCGGCAATTGTGTTCCCAATCTTGAGAAACCAATCAGTGAGCCAGGACCAGGGTGCTAGTTCCCAGAGGGTACTCGGCGTGATGTCGGTCTTAACAAGCTGACCTAATCTGTCGAAGTAAGAATCGGGGTTAAACCCGATCTTTGGTATGAAGGAGAACGAACCTTCAAACCAACGCTCTGAGGTAGTGCGTTCAGAAAACAGCATATCACCCAAAAGGTGACCATGCCCGGTCCCAATGCCAATGGCATTGGACCAAGATTTCCCAGTCATCAGCTTGTAAAATTCTGATGATTCGGCGGCATTATCTGCCGTCGATTTCTGATCCGGCCACGGAGAAGGGTTAAAACTCTTCCTACCGTAGTTGAACGAACGCATTGTATCACTAGGATCCTCACGCCGCAGTCTGTGCATAGGACCTCGCGGTCCGAGCAATGCCGTCGTGGCCCCCATAAGGGCCTCGCCGGTAGCCTGCAAATCCGAGATGAAAGGTTTCCATCCGAATTCAACATTGAGGTAGTCTGACCCAATTGCTTTGAAGGTTTTACTCTTCGTAAGCAAATCAAGACCAAGTCTAGGAAGCCCCTCGCGGAGCTCACCCAAAAATTGGCCTAGGTCAAACACCGCAGGTGTTGGCGCGGCTTTTGCGTAAGTCGATTGCGCGTACGCAGCCAGATCTGACCAACCGATCGGGGCGAACCCCGATACGAAGTCAGCTGTACTGAAATACGATGCAATATCGAGG